CAAGCTACACCACTTTCGAGGCGTACAAGCTACCGGTCGACAACTACAACACCTTCAAGATCGCTCTCGCGAGCGCGCTCGCGAGAGATCATCAAGTCATCCACGCTTGGCATGTTGGCGGCAACTCGATGCGACTGAGGAACGGCTACGCCGTCCAAGGCGGAAGCATTGGCAACCACGCCACCTTGTTCCACTCTGGTAAGTGGGTTGGCGGCAACGATCTGGTTCACCCGGACATTGAGAACTCTTGGGGGCCTAGCCAAGACCCGATGTACGGGCCAACCAACAGTCAAGGATGGGGTGAAGGAGGATTCGGATTGTTCACAATGCAAGACGCATTTGTTTGCACGAAGTATCACGACTTCTGGGTCTTTGTGGGGAGCAAATTATGAGCAACGAGACGCCCAGAGAAACAGTAGTCGGCGTTCTGTTCACCTTCGCGGTGCTAGCAGTTCTGTTCATGTTCGCGAAGAACCTTACCAAAAAGCCCGAGCCGAACGAGCCGATCAAGATCGGCCCGTTCACCATCGCTTGCATGAACCCTGTCTGCAAGTGCGTAGATGTGTGCAACTGTGGCGAGAATTGCGAATGCAATCTCGCACCTCCTTCGCAAGCACCGCGAGCCGAGGCACTCAAAGAAGTCATCATGTTCTCTCGCAAGCCGTGCCCGGCTTGCGACCAGTGGTGGGCCGTACAGCGGCCAAAGTTTGAACAAGCCGGATACAAGGTCGGCATTTGCTACGATCACGCCTTTCCAGTTACGCCGCATTTTCTCATCCAGGAAAATGGTAAGACATACGAAATTGTCGGCGCAATGTCACTTGAACGACTGAAAAAGGAGCAGGCTAGATGATTCGCACTCATTCCATCATTGCCCAAGCGGTAGACCCCTCTCAAGCTCATCGGTTCTTGACCGAACAGAACTACACAACCACCGGGGTGGTTGTTGCCATTCTGATTGCTGTTGGACTGGGCGCGTGGAGGGCCGCAAGTTGGTTCGGCAAGGAGATCGCGATCCCCGCAAGGGATCGCGGGTTCCTGCACTTAGACAACCTAAACACCACTTTGGAACAGGCGAACGATACGATGAAAAGCGTATCGGCGAGTTTGCAGCGATTGGCTTCCGTGCCCGAACGGTTGGACTCCATTGAGGGGAAAGTGGATAACCTCTCGGAGAGGGTGGATAATATGGATACTCACCTCAATTCTAGTCGGATTTCCGACAAGTAACCGGAGCGCAGAATGGCTGTTGACCTACGATCACTGATTTCAAGTATACCTGGGTGGCAACAAAAGACTGCTTCGCAAGTGTACGCCGACTTGAACGCTCCGCATGTTCATGTCGTCGACACTCGTATGTGGACTTGGAGCGGCATCGCCGAGATCCTCGGCGATACGTCTACCGAGGCTCTGCGAGACGCTCTTGAAAACGGCGGATCGAAGTGGGCAGTCTATGCGTTAACCGGTACTGGCTTGCCACTGGCTCGCCAAGACATCCAAGAGAAGCTCTACACTTTACATGAGTACGGCATTGTGCCGGGCGCAGACAAGCTAGCTTTGGAAGTGAATCGAATGGAGTCTGTATTACAGAACCACAAGATCACAGCCTCGCAGCAAGACGTGGATGACGCTTTGGAATCGTTGAAGCTGGATCTAGTGCGACAAGCGAAAGATGACTCGTGGCAGGACAGGCTGCAAGCGGCAAGAGAAAAACTGACAGTTTGGAACGGTGATCCTGCTACGGAGCCTCAGCTGTGACAATAGCCTTGCAAGCGTCTAGTACCGTCAATGCTTCGACCGGAACCATGCTTACGCATGCGGCGGGAGACTTGTTGTTGTGGTTTGCCTACAACGATGGAGCATCAATAATTCCAACAGTTCCCGCAGGATGGGTAACGAGAGTTGCAATCTCGCTTAGCAGTGGTTCGTTAGTTATCGCGTACAAGTTTGCTCAGACATCATCCGAGTCTTACGGCACATGGACAAATGCGGATCAGATTTACGCAACGGTTTGGAGAGGTGGCCCGGGAACTCTTGTGTTTCCAAATTACATTTCGACCAACTCCGGCACGGGCACGACGATTGTATATTCTGCACAAACGGCAAACACATTTCAAACTAACGCAAGCGATCAAGCGTTGGTAGCGTGGGCGCAAAATCGCAATGCGGCAAATACTCTGTCAAGTCCGACAGGAATGTCGCTCGTTCAGTCGGCAACAGATAGTTCATTGTGGCAAACGCGATTGGATCACCAGTTGAGCCGCACAACAATTTGGCCGACGACCAACGTGACAGTTACCAATTCGGCAGCATGGCGGACATATGTTCTGTCGCTTGTGGAATCGCCAGTTTACGGTGCGACTGGCGGCGGCGGTACTTTCGATCCCCTAGACCACCCCTTAATCAAATAAACCATGAGCGAATACATTGGTGATTTCCTAGCAGGGTCGGTGATTAGGATCAAGTTTAACACCTTGAGCCAAGCCCTCGTACCCACCACACCAGCGGTAGCGATGACTTTCGCTGTGTACAAGAACAGCGTCACGGAAAGTACGTCCGGCATCAGCGTCTCTGCGGACTATGACGGCAAGGCCGGTCTTCACATGGTCACAATTGACACATCGGCGGATGCTACGTTCTATGCCGTAGGTGAAGACTACGATGTAGTCTTCACAGCGGGAACAGTCGACGGCAAAGATTTGACTCGCATCAAGCTCAAAGCCTTCTCGATTGAGAATCGCAATCGAAAAGCCAACGTAGTGCAAATCAACGGACAAGACGCCAACGCAGCGGCGGCGGTGACGTTCCCAGCCTCCGTAGCAGACGAAACGACTGTTGCCTCGCGAGCATCACAGGCGAGCGTCGATACGCTCGCCTCTTATGTTGACACAGAGGTAGCTGCAATCAAAGCCAAGACTGACAATCTGCCGGTAGATCCGGCAGATGCCAGTGATATTGCTGCCAGCTTCGTAACAGTCAATAACACACTTGCTACCATCTCAAGCTACATCGACACAGAGGTAGCTGCAATCAAGGCGAAGACTGACAATCTGCCGGTAGACCCGGCAGATGCCAGCGACATTGCCGCGAGCTTCGCGAGCGTAAATGCAGCCCTGGCCACGATAGCTGGGTACATAGATACCGAAGTAGCTGCAATCAAGGCCAAGACTGACAATCTGCCGGTAGACCCGGCAGATGCCAGCGACATTGCCGCGAGCTTCGCAAACATCACGACTCTTCTGGGTACGTTGGCATCCTATGTAGACACAGAGGTAGCCGCAATCAAAGCCAAGACTGACAATCTGCCCGCAAACCCAGCGGCAGTTTCAGATGTGCCTACGGCATCGGCTATTGCCGATGCGGTGCTAGAAGAAAATGTTGACGATCACGATGGGGTCGCACATAGTCTCGCTAAATACATCAGCATCATCAAAAAGTCCAACACCGTTGTCGAAGGAACCGTCACCTCAGCGACGACTCCAACGACAACTACCTTCTCCTCCAATGTCAACTACCCATCAGGTGCTTTCAAGCACGCCGTTCTGCTCTTCATCAGTGCGGCATCTCTGAACGAGCAGAACAGCCCAATCACTGGGTATGTAAACAGCAATGGGGTGTTTACAGTCGAAGAGGCGTTCACGTCCGCTCCGACTGTGGGCGACCAATTCATTGTTATACCAACCGTCCACGTTCACTCGATTTCCGCAATCCAGTCGGGCCTAGCCACCAGCACAGCGTTGGCCGCCGTGGCGGCCAACGTGACTGCCCTAGTGACCCGCATCCCAGCAACGCTGTTCTCGGGCATCACCTATATGTCGCGATGGCTAGGAGCCATCGCAGGCAAAACGGCAGATAGCACCACCCGAGCCGAAATCAACTTGACCACAGCGGGGGCAGGCTACAACGAGACGACAGATTCGCTCGAAGCGATCCGAGATCGCGGCGATGCTGCTTGGATCACCGGAGCGACCGGCCAAGGGTCGGGCGCGAGGATCGTAACGATCACGGTTCGAGACGCCTCGGCCAATCCGGTCGAAGCCGCCACCGTTCGCGTTTACCGGGCAGGGGAAACCTATGCTGGCGTTACCAACGCCAGCGGTGTGACTACTTTCAGTCTCGATGACGCGACGTTTACCGTCGCGATCACCGCCGCAGGGTTCAGCTTCACTCCGGTTTCGCTAGTGGTCAGCGGGAACGTCTCGCAGACGTACACGCTGACTAGCACCGGTGGAGTCACGCCGAGCGTGGCTCCACGGACAACCGGATACTGGACTGTGTTCGACCTGAACGGAGTCGCTCAGGCGGGTGCGCAGGTGACGATCCAGGCATCGTCACCACCTACAGGATCGACGGGCATCGTCATGGAAGATGCCGCTCGGACGGCCGCCGCCGACAACCAAGGGGTCATTCAATTCAACAACTTGGTTAAGGGGGCTACCTACATCGTTTACCGAACGGGAAGTCTCCGCAAGTACAACATTCTGGTTCCGGCCAACGCCGGAGATTCGGTCGCACTCGGAAGTATCGTGGGGTGATAAATGGCAAGAACAACTTTGGTCGCCGTCAACAAGATCATCCAGTACGACTCGACGAACGTACCAGATCCCCAGTTGATGATTGACAGTGCGTCTCTGATGGTGACGAACATCATCGGAACGTCCCTAGACGTGAATACCGCCGAGCTTGTCGAGCGGTATCTCTCGGCTCACCTGATTGCCATCAGTGACCCTCGGATACAAAGCGAGCAGGTCAAGACGATCCAAGCAAGCTACCAAGTCCGTCTTGCAGACGGACTTGGCCTGACGCACTTTGGAACCACTGCCATGATGCTTGATTCCAGCGGCAAACTTGCCGTCTGGAATAACAAGGTCGTCAAAGGCATGGTCAAATTCGATCTGTTCTGGGCCGGTAAGGAGGCAAACACCGATGTCACTTATTAGGCGTGCGCAGAAACAGACCATGGTCTATTGGCCTAGGGTAGGCACACAGAAGACCGGCGAACCTATTTGGGGATCACCGGTCGAGTATACCTGCCGGTGGGAAGAGATGCTCAAGGAAGTGCTGAGCAATACCAACACCCGAGTCATGTCTCGGGTGCAGACGATCACAGAAGTCCGCCTAGAAGTAGGCGGATTGATGCGATTGGGCACACTGGCCGATACCGCCTACTGGGACAACCCCAAGCAGAACTCAGATGTGTATGAAGTCATCGACTCGTCGATGACTCCGAACCTGCGAAACACCGAAACGCTCTACGAGGCTTGCGGCTAATGAGAGTTAAAATAGACGGAGTGCCTGCGCTGAGTAAGGCCCTTAGGGCATACGCCAAGGATCTAGGACACGCCTTTAGGCAGTCTAGTGCGGATGCCGCTGATACTCTTCTGAGGAATACGGACGTTTTCGTAAAGCAGGAAACTGGAGCCCTGCAAGCGTCTGGTATCTGGATGCAGGAAAAAGAAGGCTTACAGACTGAAACCATCATCGGATATGGGGCAGAGCCTGAATTCCCACACTACCGAGTATTCGTATCTTCGGGGCGTATTGTACTGCAAAAACCCGAGAAGTACGCCGCTAAGCAACACGATGAGATTCAAGAAGCCATACACCCTGGAACTCAGTGGAAGTGGATGGATCATGGAGTTGATATGTTCCAAAGCGTTATGGTCGGAATGATAGCAGAGGAGATGTCCAGAATATGACCGGTGCAGAAGCCTTGGCAGAGGTAATCGAGACAAATCTCCCAAACCTTGGATATTCAATATTCATCAATCACGTCCCAGACCAGCCAGATAACTCAATTTTAATCTATGAAATTGGGAGTGGTCGTTTGGAACCTCGGAAGCATCGATCCGGCAAACGCGATGAGCATCCCCGTATTGAAGTTCGCGTTAGGGGGGTGGATTCTACCGCAGGTGGGGTTCTTAAGCAGCTTTCGGATATGTTTGAATCCGTTTACGGGTTCCCTCTGTCCGATGGTCAAAAATTGCTAGTCATCACTAAATCTAATACAATAGGATTTGCAGGGCAAGAACAACAGACCCGGCGATACCACTACGCACAACAATTCCTGCTCACCATTTCGGAGTAAACGATGGCAAAGCTAACAGACGGGTTCAAGACACTCATTGCGATCACCGGGATTACTGCGCTTTTCGAGGAAATCGAAGTAACCCCACCCGAATTGGATGCCAACGGAGTTATTGACCAGACCACGATGCGAAATGGTCGCTACCGAACCAACCTCGGTAAGAAGTTGGTTACTCTGGGAACCATTTCGGTTGTGGTAGCATATGATTCAAATGTCATCCCGCAGATGCAGAACATTCTCGGGTCGAATCGTCAAATCGTCATCACATTCCCAGACGGTGCGACTTTCACATTCTATGCCGTCGTGAATAAATTCACGCCGGATGCTCTCAAAGAAGGTGAGCGTCCTCAGGCTACTTTGGAACTCATTCCAAGTAACTTGTCAACTGCCGCTACCCCAGCAGAAATCGGGCCTGTGCTTGCAAACGTGGTTACAACCACGACCACAACCACGACGCCTGCTCCGTAATCCTGGCCGAACACTTGTTAGTTTCCAGGCGAACCCGAGTGTTCGCCTTTTTTGTAGCAGAAGGGTGAAAAAATTATGTCAGATGCAGTGCGAATTTCAGTTCTCCGCAAGTCTCAGCCAGTCGAACTCGAACTCTCCGAAGGCGAGTTCGTTCGGTACTCCATCAAGGAGTTGACAGGGGCGCAGCGAGATGAGTATTTCAACAAGACGGCATCGAGAACTAATCGCGATGCGAATGGCGAGGTCGTGAGCATGAAAGACTACAAGGGTCTTTATAGCACCCTTCTGTCTTTCTGTTTGTACGACGCAGACAGCAAGTTGATTCCTGAGTCGAAAATCCAGGAATGGCCGGATACTGCTCAAAAGGCTTTGTTCGAGATTGCTATTGAACTCAATGGCCTCAGGATCAAGAAAGCCGACGAGGGCTCGGAAAAAAACGATTAGGGCCAGAAAAGTACCTGTGGTACAAACTGGCACATGAACTTGGATGGCCCGTATCGCTGATTAAGCAGTTGACTACGGTATCGGAATTTGATGAATGGCAGGCGTACTTTGAAGAACGCATGTCGCATTCAGAGAAGTCTGACTACTACTCTGCTTCGATGATACGGGCCATCTATGCTTCCCAGGGAGCAAAGGTAGGGCCGATCAATGAGTTCCTTTTGGAACTTAAACCATCCGTACCTGAGGAAAAAAGCTCGAAAGATACTTGGCTAGCTATTTTCGGAATGAAGGATGAGGATCAATAATGGCAGATCGAGAACTACCTCCAATTCGCGTCCGAATCGTCGCCGATAGCAAGAAATTTGATAAGGCGATCAAGGATGTTGAAGATAAGGCCAAGCGTCTCCAAGACTCTATCGATAAGGTAGCTTCGCAGAAAGCGTCTGCGAATGCTGTGAAGATGGCGGTCAAGAACTCTGTGGATTTGATCGAACGGGGCCTTAAACAAGCTGCACAGTCTCTGGTCGGTCAGATCCACACGATCCAAATAAAACATAAAGGGGTTACGGATTCGATAAAGAATGCCACAAAAGCCATAGAAAAATCCTTGGTCGATGCGGTAAATGATGCAGCAAAGAAATTTGCAACCCCAAGCGTGAGTAAAGCAGCGAATGCTGTGAAGATGGCTATGCAGAACGCCGTTGATCTGCTCGAACGGGATCTGCTCCGCGCAATCCAAGGTTTGGTTGCTACATCTAACAAAATAAATGTCTCTACGACTAAGATCAACAAGCAGATCAAGGCGTCCCTAGCCGCCATTACGGATGTCCTGATCAATTTGACAAACGGTCTGGTGGCAAAGACTAATTCTATACGACCCTCCGGCTCCGCTAGGGTTAATTCTACTATTCGACAAGCTGTCGATGTCGTGCTGCACAGCGTGCTTCGATACATTCGGCTGATGGTGGTGAACGCGCACAATATCCGGTCATCGGGAGCGGGTCGTGTGAACACTACGATTCGTCAAGCTATCCATGTGGTCGAACACTCTCTGCTTCGCTACATTCGGTTACTTGTAGTCAATGCCCACAATATCCGGCCTGCGGGCTCCGGCCGAATAAACGCCACCATAAGACAAGCCGTACAGGTAGTGCTGCACACCATCCTACAGGTCACACAGAATACTATAAGCACAGCCGCTCTCGCCATGCTTACTCGCGTCATGTATGTGCCCATGGTGCGAGCTAGACTTAGAGTCATCTTGCAGTCTACGCTACAAGCTGTTTTACAAATGATGCAAAACAGCTTTCAAGTAGCTACTAATACGGTGAACATCCAACCGATGGTCACAAGATTCACGAGACAGATGACTAGGCATGTGAACAACATGCTCAATAACATGCAAAACCAATTCGGAAACGCTGTAGGCGGCGGTGGCGGTGGCGGTGGCGGTGGCGGTGGCGGTGGCGGTGGCGGCAACGCTGCGGGAGGCGGAAACGCTGTAGGCGGTGGCGGCATGGGAGGTATGGGCGCGCGTGCTGATATCTATATGCATGCCAATGCGTTGAGTAGCCTCGTGCAGTCCGGCAAGGGCATGCTTGACGTATACGCCAACTTCAAGGCGGCGAGTGCAGGTATCGAAGTGTTTACGCGAGATGCTGCGAAGGCTAACGCTGTTATGGGGGACTTGATGCAATACGCTCAACAGACTCCATATAGCATGGCAGGCATCGCTGAGGAGACTAAGAATATGATGGGTCGCGGCGTTGCTGTCGATATGGCTACCGATGCTATTAAAAGACTAGGGGTCGTTGCCGGTGGTAGTCAGGAGCGGCTAAGCCGACTGTCTTTGGTCTTCTCTCAGATTATGACCAAAGGCAAATTGATGCAACAAGATTTAAATCAGCTAGCCGAGCATGGGTTCAATCCGCTGGTTACGATGGCTAGAGCATCGCTGAAGCCTGGGTTCACTGACGATGAACTCAAACAGCGGATCAAAGAAATCACACTAGCCAAAGAGCAAGGTCTGGTAACATCTGAGCATTTCGCGAAGGCTCTAGAAGTGGAGACTTCTAAAGGTGGCTACTTCGCTGATCTTCTCAACAGGATGTCGAAAGAGGTGGGCGGTCTAACTAGTCGATTATCTGAGATGTTTCTGGAGATGAAGCTGTCTGTCATGGATGTGCTGGATGCTAGGCTTAAAGATGCCCTAAAAACTGCTATTGTATATGTCAAAATGCTCCAAGATTGGATAAAAAATAATCGAGAGGCCGCCGCAAGAATAGTTGATTTTGTTGTCAAAGTCGTAGCCTTTATAGCCGCCTTCCACATGCTCGGATTGGCTGTGGCCAGTGTTCGTTGGTGGTTGCATAGTGCTGTTTCTGTGTTGTACGGACTGCGAGTAGTCTTGACACCTGTCATTGTATTGTTTCAATCAATGGCATATGTAGCCCAGTATGCTGGTGTCGTATTCGCCGGTGCGTTGCGTATGGTCACTGTTATGACTCAGATATACAATACAGTCACGCTCATGATGGATAGGGCGATTGCGGCTGCCTATAGAGGCATGGTCTACTTCACCACTAGCATATTGGGCAACGCAAGGGCTCTTGCGATCAACACGATAGCAATGTTGCGAAACTCTGCTGTCGGGAGATTTTTGGCATTATCTTACCAGACCATCCGTTCTGTGGGCCTTCTCGAATACTTCAGACAACTGGCAGTCGTAGTCGCACTGTCCACATTTGCGATGCTCCAAAATGCCGCTACTGGACTAATGGGTGCGGTTAGGACTGGCGGTGCTATAGGTTTGCTCGTGCGGATGATGAATGGATTTCGATTGGTTTCAATATTCGCTTGGATGTCTTTTTTAGGGCCGATCCCGTTAATAGTCGGCGGCATTGGATTGGTCGTAGCTGGTATTTTTGCTGTGATGAACGCATTGCAGGGTGCAGGCGGAATTTCTGGGGCGATAACCAAGATTTGGGAAACTATGCAGTGGTTTGCACAAGCCGCCTATGGTTTCTTTTACAACTTCGCAGAGAACGCAGGCATCATTGCCAAGTATGTTTATGAGAACTGGCGTTCGATGTTTTCGGATTTAGGTAAAATCCTTGGTGGGTTCTTTATGGCTGTCCCCGGAAACATCCTAGTCATGTGGAGAATGGGGCTACGACTCACCGTTGCCTTCGGAACATGGTTAATAGACTATTTGCCCAAAGCAATTAAAAATGCTTTCTCAGCCGCAATGGATTTCGTGAAAGACGTGTTCATGCGAATTCTGGATGCCGGTAAACGAGTATGGAAATTCATTACCTCACCTTCAGAATGGGGCAAAGGAACCAAAGCGATCACAAGTTTTATGGACACCCTTTCGGGGGACGTTGCAAAGACTCGCGAGGACGGATTTTTTGAAGCCGCTAAGACGATCATAAACGAAGAGACAGGCAAAATCAAAACGGGGCTCGAAGGAGTCGAGTTCTCATCCCCCGAAATGAATCTGAATCTCAAAGTTCCCGAGGCTCAAAAGCCCCCTGAGCCCCCAGAGTTGGCAATACCCGAAGCACCTACGGATGCTGCGGCTATGTTTGCTGCTATCCAACCAGATGCCAAAGGCACAAAAACGGGCACAAAAGGAAGCGACTACAAAGTACAGGATGCTATGTCTGTCCACAGCGGCGACTACACAAAGAGGATGGCTGAGTACATGGATAGAATGCGAGGTATGAAGGCCGCGACATCCGATCCGAAATTGCAAGCACAGAACAAAGCCAATCAAATCCTACAGCGGATTGAGAAAAACACACAGCAGAAACCTATGGAAGTCGCAGAACTCGACCTTTAGGAGATCTTTATGACAGCATACCTAGTCGGACTAAAAAACCAGAGCATGGCTCGTGATGAAGAAGGTCATAGAACCTACGATGTCATATGGCAATTCCGAACCAATTCGTATCTCGATGGGCCGGAGATGGTTTTGGCGGCGGTCAATACGCAACTGCCCCCGCTAGGCACTGCATATGCTATCGACAATGACTACGATCCGTGGGCGTTTCGCACGCCTGAACTCTCCATCTCGGTACACCGAGATGTCGAGGAAGGCGAGCCTACGTTGGATTGGATGGTCAGTACGAAGTACACCACCAAGCCGATGTCGAGATGCATGTTCCCGCCCATCGACAACCCGCTCCTTGAGCCGTTCACTCTTTCTGGTGACTTTGTTCACGTCAGTCGCGAAATGAAGGTGGACAAGGACGGCATGCCTCTCCGACACCCGAACTTTGAGCCGATCACCGGCCCCGAAGTTGAAGACAAGATCAGCTACCCTTCGGTCACAATCGGCTTTAACACCGGCGTCCTGCCGCTCAGCACTTATGTGCTACTCATAAACAAAGTCAACGACGCACCCCTTTGGGGTCTTCCTTCTAGGTGTGTACGCTTTACGGATGCGAAATGGGAGCGTGTGTTGTATGGGTCATGCTTCTACTACTACAAAGTCACATACACCTTTGAATGCAATCTGGAAACTTTCGATAAAAAAGTGCCAGCAATGGGGATGAAGATTAAAAAGGAAGGGACACTTGGAACCAAGGCAGAGGACTTCGTAATTGCAAAGGACAGCAAGGGAGAGAACATGGAAGTTGTTTTCCTCAATTCCTCTGGGGAGGCTGTGGATAACGAAGAAGATGTCTACATCCAGACGCTGAGAATTCCAAAAGAGGCCAATCTACTACTTCTCGGGATCCCAACCACACTCATACCATGACGCATAGAAACGAAGAGCAATTTTTGACCACCCAAGGCACTCCAAAAACCATAAACGACGATAGGTTTACCCTGGTTGTCCAGGGCCATTACCTTGAGTTCGAGACTGGGCAAACGACCGTTGCTCGATGGGCGTGCGACCGATTAGTTCCGTCCAAATACGCATCCCAGCAACAAAATATCAAAATTAACCCAGGTGAGAAAAAGGAGATCATTCTCCCAGAGTCTTGCGAGGCTTACGAACTGCTTCTGGGACACAAAGTCCCGCAACTGCAACAGAAAAATGAATTGCTGGAAAGCCAGCAGAAGATGAACGTAATTGAAATTTACAACGAATCGGGATTAGTCGGTACAATAGGGCCAGAGCGGATGATGTATGGACAGTTCAGTGGGAAGCTGTATGCGTCTTCCACACGATCTACCTCCATTTTGCATATCTCGGCCTTCCCCCTATGACTCAAAATAAATTCTACACGCTAACTAAAGAAGGTCTGAAGGTCGTCAAGGGGTTAGTCGAGGCGGTACGATCCGCACCACCCCCGTCGATGCTCCCTCCGACTAACAGAAACTTCCAAACCGCACCGGATGCGTACTGGGCTTTACCGCCATGTGAGACAGGACTACCTGCCGCAACCCGAGAAGACGGTGAGGTGTTTCCAGGCGAAGCCGTGTGCTGCCTGTTCAAATTAGATGAAGCCCAGAAGAAGCTGATCCCAGTTCTGGACGGCATTGATCTGCCAGTGAAAGTCCTGGTCTACAACTATTATGCCTTAACAACTACCGACTTCGTACAAGTCTTTAGGCATAAGAATGGTTATTGGACAAATGAGCGACCGCAGGAGGTAGCCTCGTCTTCCTCGACTACGTCTACACAGCCCCCAGACATATCGCCCAGACCCGTGTGCCAAGGTGAGTGCATATTCACTGCTGGGTTTGGGTTAGGCGGTTTGGTTTGGAAACCCCCGCAAGGCGGGTGTTCCAATACGACCACCTCAAGCACGACCACCACGACCACAACGAGTACGACCACCTCAAGCACCACCACAACAAGCACAACCCCCGCGCCGTGTTCGTACACGCCTTGTAGGCTTCGATGCATGCCCGTCACTACGACCACTGGCAGCCCGTCTGGCAGCACGTCCACGACAACTACAAGCTGGCCCCAATCGTGGCAGCCATCACTGCGTTATGTGGTCGTAAGCGATCTGTACAACTTCCCATGCACGGAGCCTTGCTCATGCTACGGGGTTGGAGATCCATGTTTTCTAGAGGAAGGCGAAGTCCTTAGCCAGTGTCTCGTAGTCTCCACGACGACCAGCACTACTAGCACGACCACAACTACCCCGGCTCCGGGAGAAGAGGCTTGCTCATTGGCAGCCTCCGTAGTCCCCGCGATCCCCGGCGAGTACAGAGCCGCCATATGGAAAGGCGGCGTCGGTGGTTGGGCGATCTGCCAAGATTGCCCAACAGGCCAAGTACCATTGCTAAAGGTAGGTAGCGTTGCCGCTTTTGATCCTGGGCCTACCTCGTGGGTGATGATACACGACACCCCATGCGTGGCCTCTCCATGCGCGCTCGACGACTCTGAATTCAGCACGGGCTATGCAGGCTTTAAGGCTTTTGGCTATGCTGATCAAGTGTTCTACTGGGGAGGGCGATACGGCTCAGAGGCTTTATTGTTTGAGGATGGGGAAAAGTTCGCTGGTAATTGGATACAATGCCAAAGTTGCCCTGCTGGGACTAGACCGTCAGCCAGTCCGCCAAAGTTCATATACTATCAAGATGTGTTTGTCAACGGGGTGACAGAATCCCCGATAGGTGTTTACCTATTTGAGTCCCCATGCGTGCCTGGGCCTCCCTGCGAGACGTGTGAGTCGTCACCGCTGAACGACTACCTGCCGATCAACCAAAACACCACAACAACGTCCACAACGTCCACAACGTCCACAACATCTACTACTCCTGTCCCGTGCGGATGTGAGCCTCCTACGTTTTGCCCTGTGTCCGCCTCTGATTGTGTGCGAACCGTCTGTCGCCCAGGCGGTGCGAGTATGGTGGGCATAACATGCCCAACAACTACTGGGGCTCCTGGTCAGTTTGTGTGTTATGACACAACGTACAACCAGGAATGCAACTGCGGTTCAAGCACCACATCGACTACGCTTGCTCCCTGCTCGGGATCTTGCTCATCTCAGTACCTCACAGGTCGCGGATATGTGCCAGTAAGCACATGCCAACCAGGATGCAACTGTGTGTTGTCGTACCCATCCACATCGCCGCCATGCGGGACTATCGTTTCTGGGAGTTGCGTTCGTCCAGGAACAACGCCGTCCAATTTATGCACGTCTTGCGAAGGATCTTGCATGTGGTACGCAGTGTATGAGGACGGGTACGGATCTACATTGAGATGGCAAAAAACTGTAGGTATGAACGACGGGTGTTTCCCAGTCCGTAACGGAGTCTCTGGATGTAAATGCCCGCCACACGGATCTTGGCCCAACATCGGCGGGTACTCTCCGGGATGTACTAATGTGCTAGAAGATAATCCGTGTTGTTGTGGTTGCTACCCACCAGCTACGCCGCCTGCGAGTATTTGCGACTTGGTAGAGACTGGCTGTCAGTTTAGGTCTATCGAACCGTGTGCTTGTTGCACAACTCAGCCTTGCGACAAGCAATGCACATTCAGAGGCAATCTTATCGGCGGCTGGGTTAAAATCGACGACCCATGCCCGTCGACTTGCCCCTGTCCAGCATATCCGCCGACTCTTAGTGCGTCCGACTGTGAGATCCGCAGGTACACCTGCGGATCCGTACTTCCTACCACGCAGACATCTACGTCCACAACGACTGGCACGACAGTCGCTCCTCAGGCTTGCTGCTTCCTCGATGCCGCTTGCGAGATGCTTACCCCTCAACAATGCATCGCCAGATATGGATCGCCCCAAGGCCCCGGAAGCACTTGCGAAACTGCGGATTGTCCAACTACGCCTGTACCTACCGGCGCATGTTGCTACCCTTCTGGCGGCTCCACCTTCTGCGCCACCGAGACGCAGGCGGACTGTTCGTTGCGGCTAGCTAGTGTCTGGTATGCTAACCAGAACTGCGATTCGTTTACATGCCCATCTTTCACTACTACCACGACAACGACATTGCCTCCGACCGGTAGGTGTTGCCTAAGAGCAGTTGAGTCGGGGGGTATCTTTTGTACAGAAGGTCTTACTCAAGCAGAATGTGATTTTTACAACTTCCCTAGCGTCCCCCAATATCAAGTTCTGGGATGGACTCAAGGTGCTTCTTGCTCTCCGGCAGATGTGTGCGGCACTACGACGACCACCACGCCTGTTCCGCTTGGGCGATGTTGTTTTGGTACTGAATACTCGCTCTGTGCCAGCGGCCAGACTGAGTCCTGGTGCGACCGGGCCAGCGGGTATTGGGTAGCAAATGAGACGTGTGCCCAGGCATCCTTCCCGTGTGGGCCGACCACGACGACGACCACAATTGCACCCACAACGTCGGTGACTTTATCACCTCCGTTGTTCCCATAACTATCTCACAAATTTTGCTGACTTAGAGACATCCTGTAGAATCAGGATGTCTCTTTCCATTTCAGCGGGAACAAATAAATGACCAAGCCCTTCCTTACCATCGCCATGGCGACTTACGATGACTTCGACGGCGTGTACTTTTCGGTGCAGGCGCACCGAATGTACCAGGACACCGCTCGGGATTGCGAGTTCATCGTCCTCGACAACAACCCCGACAGCGAACACGGAACCCATACCCGAAACTTTGTCCAGAGCCTATCGGCCAAGGACAAAGTTCGGTACATCGCCCACACGGAGTCGTCAGGGACGACTCAGACCCGCGAACGACTCTTCCGCGAAGCGGAAGGGCAGTATGTCATGGTGACGGATCCCCATGTGTTCCTCCAAGCGAACGGAATTCACCGCTTACGGGAATTCCTTACCAATTCGGATGAAGAGATGCAAAAGAATCTTTTCACCGGCCCTCTTTTATATGACGGCCTCTCGTTCGTTTCGACCCACTTCGAGTGCGTCTTCCGCGACCAGATGGAAGGCACTTGGGCGACGGCTTGGTGGCATCCAGACGGGGTTCTTGTGGTGACAGGGCAAACCGCCGATGGGAAACTCCAGATTCGTAAACTCCATCCCGAGGGCCTCGGAGAATGGCACGTCCTGGACGTGCCATTTGCAGGCCACGAACACGCATTGATGGGCCGAGGCTACAAGGTGGCCGGGTTCGACTCGAACGACCCGCCGTTCGAGATCCCGGCGCAGGGCTTGGGACTCTTCTGCTCGTCGAAGGAGCATTGGCTAGGATTCAATCCCGACTTCCGCATGTTCGGTGGCGAGGAATGCTACATCCACCGCAAGTACCGAGCGGCGGGCCGGAAGACAATCTGTCTTCCGTTCCTCAAGTGGAACCACCGATTCGGCAGAGTCGGCGGGCCGAAGTACCCGCTGACGATGGAAGGGAAGGTCAGGAACTACCTGCTTGGGTACAAGGAACTTGGGATGGACACTGAGCCTATCCGCAAGCACTTCGTAGACGAAGTTGGGGTTCCACAAGCTCAGTACGACATGATTGCTTCCGACCCCAAGAACTTCACTCCGTTCGTCCAAAATAAGGCCGCCCCCGTAGCCTTAGACGCGCTCTACAAATCCAACCTCGGAATGCTACTACCTACCGCCGCAACATCGCTAGGCGATGTTGCAGAGTTCCTAGTCAAGAACCCTCGGGATCTTGACCAGCATATCAACGCATTCATGCGTTGGACAATTGGGTGCGATGCCGCTATCGAACTCACCGAACGGCGAGAAAGCTCTGCTTTCTTGCTCGCAGCTATGGGGCGTAAAACATGCTCGAAGCCTACTTGCGGAGACGGGCAATGCTCCAAGAGTTGTCAAAAGGTCGCCGAGGTGTTCTCTTGGCAAGAGGAGGATGACTCGCTCATTCAGATTCTCCAAGATTTGGTGCGAAATCACGCCGGTCGGCCTTTGTCGTACACTGTGACAAAGGCGAACCACGATGAGATGGTTCGAGAAATCCCCGAGGGGGATTTCTTGTTTCTTGACACCCGCCATACAGGCGAGCGATTATTGCAAGAGCTAACCACCTATGCTCCGAAGATCCGCAAGCGGATCATGATTCACGACACAGCAACTTACGGACTGGTCGGCGAAGGGGATACCAAGGGACTCTGGTGGGCCATCAAGAGTTTTATCGCTGCGAGTCCAGAATGGTTCGTCGCCGAGCATAATGACAAGCAGTACGGCATGACCGTACTCTCTCGCGTGCCTGAGGATCGCCCGGAAAATGAGACGAAGCCTTGGCCCAAGACCGACAAGGAAGGCAAGCCTTGTGGTTGTGGAACCAACCTTAAGGCATGGCTCAAAAAGATAGGCATCGAAGCAACGCCAAACTGCTCTTGTAATCAAAGAGCGAGGATAATGGATTCCCAAGGCGTTCAGTGGTGTAGAGATAATCTTGAGCTAATTCTGGACTGGCTAAACGAAGAAGCCACCAAGAGAAACCTCGGTGGCTTATTCGTGCGTCCGGTTGTGAAACTAGTCGTGCTTCGCGCAATCAGCAAAGCTGAGAAGGACGAAGCCGCAGGGCTATGCGGCTAGCTGCCGTCTTACTCTTGGCCGGGTCAAGGTGTCGAAAGCCGCATGCCGATACTTAGCAGTTGAAGCCAGTGCTGGGATTTCATTCTCAGTTCTGATAAATTGCGAAAAACATCTGACTGCTTAAGTCGATGGCAAGTCTCGGTGGGTAGGTGCTTCTCGTACATAAATACTGGACAACCCACACTGTGTGCGACGTGGCTTATGCCACTGTCGCACCCCACGAACAACGCACACTGCGATAGATTTAGGCACACTTCCTGTAGACTCATATGCTTGCCCAAACGGATACATCTGTACCCAAGCTCCTCGAAATAATTTAATATTTGCGAGGCTGTCTGTTCGTCTGGATTCTTGTGGGTGTCGGAAGATATGCCGTCAAATTGATAGCATACCGTCTTGGTCACATTGATTATGTCCCAACGGAACCCAGCATCTACTGGCAAGGCCGGGAAGCACCAATTCAACCAAGCGTCGATTTTGTGCGTACCTTGTTCGCGTACCAAGATCGGAGCATAACGAACATGCTGATTGAACAAGGCTTCGATTTCCGTAAGGCGATCTACGAAGTCGAAACCTGCGTTGATCGTTCCGAGTTCGTATCGAGTTTGATGCATTTCACCTACAACAGCCATCAAACAGTAGCTCGTCCAGTGATCCCCAAGATTGTTGTTGTGTATCGTATAGATTTTGCGATTATTGGTCACTTGCAATACTCCTTTGGGTAAATCCTGATGGTCTTCTGTATCATGTGGGCCTCGTAACTGTGGATAAAAAACCCATCTCTTTGCTCCACAGAGCTTACAACATTATGGACTTTGCTGAGGTCGTTTACGGTTCTGAGCATCTCGTCGCGGGTTTGCTCCGACCGCGCCTTAAACGACACCATTCGGGTGTTACTGATCGCCCTGCCATACTCGCGAACCCACGCACCGGGCTCAATAGCTAGCAGAGCTTGCATGAAATGCGAAGCGTTCAAAGGACGCTTCGCGTCTAGCATCCTCTTGGCTTTTTTCAGAAGCCTACGCTGCAAAGCGTAGGCTTCCTCCTGCGTCCTGATCTTTCGGTCTGCTCTGTAGCTATAGAATCCCATAGGAGGGTGCTTGCCGGGCGACCAGTGGCACACATATATCTCGGCAGGTGGGTTTTTCTTTTTCTTACTCATCATTGGGTTTAGTAAAAGTTAATCCGATCCCTCGCCAATCGGATCGGTCGTTTTCGTGGAAAATAGGTTGGCCGAGTTCTGCGCGTTTTCGCATCACTTCGATTTTTTCAAGAGATCCGGCAGGGGCATCCGTACCGACGAACATGGCTTGTGCCACGTCGTCGTCGATTGGTGTGTTACCGTATCTCAGGACATACTCGAATCGGTCACTGCTCATGCGTTGATCTCGTCGGGTCTGTAGAAGATAACTAGTACGTTAACCCTTTTGTAATGCCAGAACGCCTCGTCAACTGTCATGCCGATTGATACGTTCACAGGGCAATAGCCATCCGCCAGGGGGGCGGGGAACCATGCCAAGTCACCCGGTCGGATCGTCTCCCACCAATCAAGTTGCCGCATTACGCAATCTCCAATCTGCTATCGAAGTCCATGAATTCTTCAATGTGAGTGACCATGATGATCTGGACACCCATCTCCTGTGAAAGCTCAGACAGTAGTGCGCGGACGTTGCTGCGGTAGTGCGACGAGACGAACCGGAACGGTTCGTCCAGAATCAGAACCCGAGCGGGTTGAGGACGTTGTAGCATAAGGCAAGCGAGCCGCAAGCCGAAAGCCGCCACGTCTAAAATTCCGCCGCCGCACGATTGGAGGGGGTCAAGCTCGTGACCTTCCGCATCGACGAGGACGCCGCGCACTTCTGTCTGGCCCCGTTTCTGCTCGAATACGAGCCGAAACGTAAGCCCTTGGTCAGGGAACACCGCCTGCAAACATCGGGTAACAACGTACCCGATGCGTTTCTGGCAAGCCTCCTGGCACTCCATGCTGACTTGTTGGATAATCTCTTTGGCCGCCAAGGCGGCTTCGTATCGTTCTCGCAAGTCGTCGATAGACGACTTGCTGCTTTCGACCGCCATGACGGCAGCCCTATGCTTACTTGAGGCCACCGAGAGCGTTGATTGCATCTTGGTTAGCCGCAAAAAATTCGTCACACTGTTGGTTGAAAGCTGGTTCATTGGTTTCGATGTACTGTTCGAGTTCCGTGATTTCTGCTTGCGCTGACTCAATCGTCTCGTGTCCGAGATCCTTGAGGTTGCGGAGTAGTTGCTCCTTCTGCCCCTCCAACCTCGTTCGCAGAGTCTTGGCTGACTCTAATTTCTTTTGAATTTCCGCATAGTCCACAATCGGTTCTCCTGGCTTTCAGTGTGCATGGTTTATTGCCTGCCCCTCCGTAGGGGCAGGCAATGTATTGTACGTCTGGGCTAGGTACTTCTGGAATACGGTAGACCAAGTTTTTACAGATTACGCAGACAAAATCAGCCATCTTGTTTCAAATCTGCAAGCATCTGCCTAAGGATATGGGCAGTTCGGGGCGGGGCAGCATCGACGGAACGCTCTAGTGTTTCTAGGAATGAATCACCAGTGTGTTGGAGATCCTGCAACTCTTGAATGACCTCGGAAGCGATCTTGGACTCCTCGACCTGCGGTTGCCACGATTCGAGCCATATTGGCTCGGGAACATCGTAGGGATGCTTCTCGATGGAGCCGTCAGACATCAGAACACCATAGTGTGGTACTAAGGATTTCTGATCGGCGTTCTGCGGAATGAACCCGCCGTGGTTCATTACGTTGGGTAGCATCCAAGGGATATGATTGTCTCCGATAATCATAGCATCGAGGTTGGGGTAGAGTCGCTCGAATCGAGACGACTCGTCGGCTTTGGCGTGGCAGTTGAACTGGTTGCTCCATGCGTACTTGTGCAGGACTCCCAGCTTGATTCCATAGAAATTTTCAGCCTTGGTCGGCGGCTCCCACCTACCCCAAGGCATGGCCCACACTTGCACCATCTCGGCAGGGACACCATCCCACCGACCTACGGGTATATCCCATAGGATCTCCGCAGCGACCAGACATCCGTAGGCTCCTCGGAGCCTACTTTCGTAGTCGTGGTAGCGAAGATCGTGTTGGCCGGGGATGGCCGACATCTTAGGTAACTTCTGGATCGCGAATCGGACGAGTTCGCTCGATGGGTTCCATCGGTCGAACACGTCACCGGCACAGACGATAGGAACACCCCAACGAGATGATGCTTTCCCCAATGCGTTCAGGTGGTTCTCCATGACCTCGTACCAATCCTTTTCAGCCCTGGCACTCGGAGCAGTTTCCCGCAAGTGGAGATCCGAACACAGGATGGCTAGAGCGGTCTTTTGCACGTTGGGCATACTTCCCTCACTAATTTGATTTTGGTTTCTAACTCGATAACGGATTGGCAAGCGAGTCGATAAGTTCCTTGCCAATCTGCAACGCTCCACATCAATCGTACTAACTTGGTCTGCTTGGCTCGCGACTCCGCGAGTCGCTTGCCCGTTGCCAGTAGCCCATCCACGTCTCCGTCGATGGGCTTAATAGCGACTAGCTGCTGGGCTACTGATCGAATCGTGGCCAAGCAAGATCGCTTGGCGGCGATCTGCTCGCCCTGCTTTTTCAGTTTAGCTAATCCTGATCCAACAGTATTAACTAAACTGATCTTAGCCGATACGTCGACCAAAGGTGCAACCGTCGTAAGAATCGCCTTGCGGCGACTCTGCTTGTCGGCGACATCCTTGGCCTGATCGGCCAAGGCTTGCAAGCCCAGTATCAGACTTTCTAATGCTAGCAGAGCCTTGGATAGCTCGTCGATTACCTGCGTCTTGTCAGACAGCAGCGTGTATCGGCTTTGCTTATGCTGCAACTCTTGCATAAACACTACTAATGATTCATGCTGGGCCAGAACGCCTGGAACCCAGGCGATCTGGTCGAGTTCTGCTTTCTGCTTCTCGGCGATGGTTTCCATCGCCGAAAGTTCGCCTTTGGTTCGGGTGGCGTTGCTAGCTGCCATTGCGTTTGCCTTGTCGATGATCGACAAGTCTACGATTCGGTTAAGTTCCTTTGCCATCTGGCCGGGGGATAACGTCAGCAAGAATGGGGCATCGTGCTGTCCTTGCAGGTTGATTTCCGAGAGTCCAAGCGTAGCTTGGACTTCGGATGGTTGCTTCGTGGCGCACGCCACGAAGGCCTGTCCGGCGACTCTGTAGCCGTACCCTTCGGATGGATGCTTGAATCGAGTGACCTCGCCTCTCTCAGAGGCGATGGTCACTTCGGTATGAAGCTCGTCAAACGTCTGCAATCCGGTGATCGGCTTGTGTTCCACAAGCCAACGGATTGCACGAAAGACTGACGATTTACCTGCGTTTGTGGGGCCTACGATGACGTTGACATTAGGAGAGAACGCCAATGATCGTGACCGATGAGCTTGGAAGTTGGTCAGGTGGATTTCTGTGAGCATTTTGCTGGTAGATACTTACTAGGTACAAAGTGTTCCTTGATGATGCCATTCTCGACCATCTGCATCGATGCTAACAGCAATTCGACTATGGCATCCATCCCGTTATACGTCAGGAGCTTTGGCGTGGGAATCGAAAATATCTTGTTTCGCTGAGAATTTTCCTCGGACTCGAAAAATGAATCCACATCATCAGCGAAGTAAGGCACGCCCAACTTCGCAAACGCTTGAAATTTCAAGCCCGTGATGCCGCTATTGGGGTTCTCCCAGTGTGCGGCCTGCATTGTGTCCCACCACCACCGACGAACCTGAACCCCCAGCTTGGATCGGCTCCACCGATCCTCGAACTTCATGTTCGCAGCGATCTTCTGAATGTCTGATACTAGGAATCGCCGGATCGCATCGTGCGTATCGGCGAATACCGGGAACGATATGCAATGCACGTCGCCTTCGGCGACGTATGCCACCGACATCGACACGATTAGCTGGTTGTCCCATTCGGGCTTTAACCCGGTGGTTTCGTAGTCGAACGCCGCGATCTTAGCCGTCTTGGTGATCTTGTCCAGTTGGGTGATGATCTCTTGGGCGTGGTAGACCTGCTGGATTCGACTGTCTAGCGGTACGCACCCATCGGGCCACGGGCGGCCCGATATTCGCATCGCATCTCGTAGGTACTTGTATTCAAACATGCTCGACACGTCGAGCATCCGTTTGTGTTCGCCCATGAGGCCCACCGGACAGATCCAGGCGTTAAGATCCCTGCAAGGGATCACTGCGCCGTACCATCGGTCGTAAAGTTCGGCAGGTTGTTGCCAATACCGACCAATGACCGACTGCGTGGCCCTCGGCCCGTAGGGAATGACGACTTCGGGGTTGAGGCGAGCGAGTTCGCTCGCCACAAGCGGTTGGCAATGCCTCCACGCCTCGTTTGAGGCTCCTGGGCAGGCCGCCGCAGGTACTTTAGGGTAAGCGTCGAGTGTTATGCCAACGCGATTGCAAACCGTCCCTAAACGACCAAATTGCCCGTCTAGAAGAGCATCCGGCGCATCGTCACCGGCTTTATCTACCACAAAGACGACTTTGGCCGGTTTACCCGGCCAAGTCTGCTTTGGATGCTGGCAAGTTCGGTCTGCCTTGCACGTCCCGCAAAGTGGGACGACGGGCAAGGACTTGGTTAGCTTTGCGGAAGCGAACAGCGGCATTTCTTCTCGGATTCCTTGACAGTGGTTAGCAAAGCCAGCAGGGTTTCGGGTTGGTCGAATGACCAACCCGAGGTGGTTCGGATGACAAAGAACGGCTCTTCGCCCGGGAGTTGGTACTCGCAGTCGACGGTGAGATCCTCAACACCTACGCCGTCCGAATCTGTCGTCCCAAGGGAGTTAGGTTCTTGGGTGAATCTGATCTGGAATCCGTTGATCGATGGGCCGTAGTCCTTGTCGGTTTTTGGTTTTTGGTTCAGCATCGACTAATCTAAGGCTAGCATTCAGTAAATAGATAGAACCACACGCATCGATCAATATTCTAGAAGTATCAATACCTGCAATTTCTGTCACGACTCCTCGACGACCATGCAAACCTAAATGCGTATTGCAAACTTCTACGAGATCGCCGACCTCAAATTTGCTCATACCACCGTCTCCATTGAAGTGAGGAATACAAAGGATTCGCCGCGAATCCGCAAGGCAGTCTGCGTCAGCGAAACCGGGTAATCGTGCTTGAGGAGCGTTTGAACATACTTAGGGTTGATGCCAAACGCCCTAGCCGGGCCATCATATTCTACGGGCCGGACTTCCTCATAAATGCCCATTTCGTTCTGCCCACGCACCATTATTTTCCCCTGCTTGAGCCGGAACTGGGCCTGTTTCCCAGTTCCCGTGTCAGCGAGGAACGCCGTAGCCTTCTGCAAGGCATCGAGCAGGCAACTAGGAAATCTCAAGCTGGCTTCCGATTCCGACTTGAACGCATCGGATAGATCAGGCAGAGATCCGCTGTACGTTCGGACTGCGACTTGCAATCCTGTATACGTTTTGAAATGCAACCAACCTTCCGATTCGGCAAGGGCGGCAACGCCCAGGCCGTTCACCGCACCGCAAGCCGAACGCTTGATAAGCGTCGGCTTACTGATCGGGCAATCCAGCTTGTAGCGGATTGCCTGGAATGTATCCGTGGCCTGTAGGCCACGGGGGCTGAGTTCAACGCAGGTCAATTCCCATGCCTCGGAGTCTTTGGCCGCTGAATCGGCGGCCATCGCCAATGCGTCTGCGAACACCGGTGGAACGTCTGCCCACTCGCCTGCGGCATCCACCGTTTCGTAGTGGGGGATGACTTCAGGGTGGACATTGAGTTTGATCTGACGGACGTTGGCACACTTGATTACCAATCGGTCGTCTTTGTACTCGATATCGATCTCTTCCTCGGTGAGCTTACGCAAGGTTTCCAAAAGCGGCTTCGCAGGAGCCGCACATCGGAAATTGACTATGGTATCCTGCTGGCAGAGTACCTCATCGTTGAAGGTGTAGACCTTCCCGTTGGAGAACAGAAAGCAGTCAGACTGCTCGATATTCTCGGTAGAGGACAAGCCGGGTGCGCAGGACTCTAGATGACGAAGGAATTCTTTACGCTGGATTTTCATATTTCTTTGCCATCTCTTGTAGTATTTTCAGTTGCCCATCAGTCCAGAAATCCGATCCGGCCTCAAGCAACGCAAAATCGAAGTGACCCGAATAGTCGACCATGAGATATTTCACTTCTGCGGTGCTTCCAGACATCATGTTGGTCACGACGAGTTCTTCTCGCTTGTCTCGCTTGAGAACAAGAATCCAATACGGAGTCCCCGCAGTCGAAGCTGATCGCTTCGCCTGCTCAATGAAATCCCGCATTTGATTTGGCCCGTTGGGCTTATCAAGCACGTCTTGAATCGTGGTGCTGTTATAGCCTCTTTTGAGTTCAAAAGTAACCACGTTCAGCAATCTCTGAGCTTCGTGACATTGGGCTCCAATATCACCGCAACCATTGCTGGTGGATTTACCCTGCTTGGCTCGATTGGTGGCTCGGCCGCCCGAGCCGCCGACTCGCCAGAACCAGTCGTCGGCTTTCCCTTCGCTCCACCAGAGCGAGAGCTTCTTTGCAAACTCTCGCTCGAAGGCGGAGCCTTTCTTCGGATCGCCCTTGCGTTTCTTTTTGGCCGGAGCCTCGGTTGTGGCTTTTTTCTTAGACATTGTTGGGCCTTTCACTGCTTGTGCGGTAAGTCTCCCGTTTGTCGTTGAATTGTCGGTTCCACAGGCTCTGCTCTTGGGCCTGTTCGAGGCTCTGCGAGTTAGCTCTCCTCGCGACTGCTTCCAGCACTCGCTTATCTTTGATGACTTCGTGGCCTTCCCACTTCTGCTCAACGGCTTGCACGAGTTCGCGGAAGCGGACTCGTCGGGGGGCTTTTGTCAGTCGCGTGGTCTTGTTCTTCTGCTTATCGGCCCTCCTCTCCTCAGCAGTTCGCCGATCATTCGGCTTTTGATTGGAATCTAGCCATTGTTTCCTAGTGAAACGAATGCTCATTTCTTGATACCTTTCGGGGTTCGCTTTGCTACGCTGTCAAACACTCGTTCCATCACTGACCAATCCAAAGGAACGTCCTGTGGAACAGGATTGCAGGTTGGGGTTTCTGGTGCGGGTAGTTTGGTAAGCTGGATATTCTTTACATACACTTGTACGTTGTCGGTAAAGCGTTTTCGGAAGTCAGGGTTGCCTTTTCCCATTAAAAATTTTGCAGCCTTAGCCATGCCGATGCCTGCCAGTCCGACAACATTGTCGGATGCGCAGCCTGCCCACGCTTTTGCGGAGGCATAAAGACATGGCGGCATCTCGGAATGTTTTCTACGGAAATCCTCCTCGTTGACAATCGTTTTGGCAGTCGGACGGTAGACTACCACCCGACTGCCTTCGATCATCTGGTAGAGATCCTCGTCATTGCTGACGATGTAGACTTTCCGAGCCTTTGGCAGATTCAGTACGCAAGATGCCATCAGATCGTCAGCCTCAAAACCCTTGGCCCAGAAGATATTCCTGGCTCCAATCATAGGCAAGTGAACCTCGCGGAACGCCGCAATCTGGTCAAATAGGATCTGCCTGAGTTCCTTTTCGTCCTCGGGTGCTTGCAACCTCGCCTCTTTGCGAGGTTGCTTGTAGGCAGGGTCGATCTTCTTGCGATAGTCATACCCGCCGTCGAAGCAGAAAATTAAGGTATCCACGCACAGGTCGTCCTGCAACTTGTTGCAGGACTGATGCAACGCCTTGAACAGCGTGCCTGGATCATCCCGCCAAAACTGCGGCGGGATGGTGTGCCACCGAGCGTAGGCGAGATTGCTTACGTCGATGATCGCGTAGCGATTGTCATCGGTCATTGGCGAGATTCCTTGAGTTCTTGCAATTGCTTGCGAACGGCTTCAATAGATTCGAGTTGGTGGCTAATCGCCACAAACTTATCTCGAAGTTTTGCAATGTCTGACGTGATGGCAGTCAGCATCCCCAACCGCTCTTCTGTTGTGAGTGTTGTGGCGGCCAGAATTTTTTGCACCACGTTCCGCGCCGAGGAGTCAAGTAGTTCTATGGCTTGTTCTGCTACATCAGCGTTCATCATTCATACCTTTTCTTACGGGTTACTGTTAGTTGAGCCTCGATAGAGTCCCAACAAGCCTGCATAGCCTCGAACAACTCTTGTTCTCGGCCATCATCTTCAATCTTGCGAATGAGTTCTTCGCGGTAGTGTGTGGTTTCGTAGAACGGGCAGGAAATCCTGCCCGATGATGCTGTCCATTCTTTTTCTTTCAGCAAGAAATCAACTGCCGCGCCTGTCGCATCCACGCCGAAATCCGGCATGATTGGAATGCTAACAGTTCGTTGTCTTCCGTTGACTCGATTCTTTTCGACTTTGAATACCGGGTTGATGCCGATGATTCGCTTCTGGCCGTTGATCTCTTTTGTCAGTTTCTCGCCGGGGTATGTCCAAATCTCAACCGACCCGCCGAACTTGATGGCATGGCCGCCGCCGCGAACATGCTTCGGCCCGTACAATCCAGCTTTGAGATTGTCCCGCACTTGTGAAATGCTGAGCAAGATCGACCCAGAGTCCTCGATCATTGTGAGGATTCTTGGGAGCCGTTGGCTGTTGATCTTCGCCTTACCGTCCCCGTAGTTGCCGTCAATGTCCTTGCCCTCGGCGCGATTCTTCGCGTCCTCGGCAATCTGCTTCTCTTTCTGCTCGCTGGACAGTGTGTCCATCGAGTCGATGATCGCGACAAATTTTTTGCCCGCCTTGATCTTCGTTTCTAGCCAATCATACACAAACTCAAGTAGCATCGGCTTGCCCGGTTCGGATCGCAGTACCTGAATCCGCCCTGCCGCCTTGGATCCGAAAAACTTCTCGAAATCGAAGTGGTTGCCCACTTCGGCGTCGATGTGCCATAATTCGTAATCGTCGAAGTCCGGGTTGTTGGCCGCTTCGGCCAATAGCGTCAGAGTCGCCAACGTCTTACCGCTAGACGAATCACCAACGTAGAAAACGTAGGTTCCTGCCATAATACCCTTACGCCAATCGCCGGATACGGCAAGGTTCAATAGAGGGCATCCGAGCGAAAGGAACTTCTGTTCCTTTCGTTTGGTCGTCGCCGCCTCTTCTAGGACTTCGAGTGGTTTTTTCTTAGCCATTCGGCATCTCCTTGATAGTACGAATTTGATCGAGAACGTATTGCGTCTTGTCTTTAACCTCAATCGTACTGTTGTACGATTGAGGATACAAGATTGCGAGGCCGCCTTTGGCCTCGAAAAGCCGACAATTATCAAGATTGTCGTCGATTAGGATCGCCCCTGGGCGAGCCAGTTCGTATTTGTCGTGCATGAAAATCGTATGTCTGGTGCTGATACCCAGTTCCTTCTGCAACCAAACGGCTCTGCCGTACAGGCAATTCGGATGCGGGAAGGGTCGCGTGCAGACGTATGCTGAATCGGCAAGTTTGCCGATCTCGGCCCAAAGTTTTTTGGCCCCAGGTAAAAGTTCCATCGACTCCCAGAACGAAACAAATGACATCATGTCGTCGAGTTCTGCTTGAGTAATCCCATGCTCAGAGAATCCGTCCCAAGCTCTCCAAGGTTTGAGGGGTTTATCAGCCCACGAATGGACTTGCTTAACCCAATCTCCCAGAACGCCATCACAGTCCACATAAACAACCATTGCTTTTGCCCTTTTACAAACGTAGAAACATGAAAAAACCACCCATCACCTGAGTAAACAAATGATGGGTGGTATAGTTGTCCAGTACACAAGTTGGAGGTTTTGTTCTACTTGTTACTTGAACTAGGCAGTTAGGGTTTGTGAATCCCGGCACTTACCTCACACCAGCTTATTTTGCGGAGAAGTTGGAACCCGCTCGGAAGCCAACCGTTATTTTTTCTTCTTAGTCGCTTTCTTGCTTTTGCCTGCTTGGCTGAGGGCAATTGCGACTGCCTGCTTGTTGCTCATGTCGGGATGCTTCTTCATCTCCTTTCGGATATTTTCCGAAATCGTTTTTTGACTGGAACCTTTTTTCAATGGCATGGTTTTTCTCCTATTGCCGAGCATCATAAAACGGGCCAAAAGCCTATTGTATCGTAAATGTCGGGACTTGGTTACAAGTCCCGACAAAAGGATCGGGCAGGATTCGCACCTGCTTTGCCGCGATTTTACGCCCTCGCTTGGATGTCCCCGTTAGGGAGGCCCAACGCCGCCGACCCCTAGCCCGATCATTGCTCGGGCCAATCCGAATCCCATGCTACATTGCTATCAGACTCAGCGGAGGCTGGTGCTGGGTCTGAAGGCATAGCTGGCATGGCTTCTGTCGCTTGTGCCATAGGCTCTCGCGACAAGTCGGCCAAGTTCACCTTATGGGGCTCATCTTCTTTATCGAAGACGCTGATTACCCCTCCGGCGTTCTTGTGGACTGTCACTTCACCCAAAGTTCGGTGGTAAACCACCGAACCCTTAGCAGGCCAAGAATCTGCCGCCTTCGCCGCCGGTGTAGGTGATTGGGTCGTCGTGACCGTTGGTCTTTGCACCTTTGGCTCTGGAGTAGCAGGCTTCGGAATCTCCAACGGCTTTGGAGCCGGTGTTGGTTGCATTTCAGCCGAAACCGTGGCAGGGGCCTCGGTTTCAGCAGGGGCAGCGGAAAGATCCTCTGGATCTTCGTCGTAGAACTTGGCCTTCAAGGTTTCTGCATTCTCGATGATCAATAGGTTATCGAGTTGCAGAGCTTGGGCCAAGATCGCATCGGGGACGCCGCCGTGTCGGTCGAAATCAAACGAGACGGCTTCGTAGCACTTTCCGTTGGGCATCGGCTTCTCGGCGAAAGTGACATAGATGTACGCACCTTCGGTCGGATCTGCGAAGTAATCAATCCACTCGCGACCCGGGATCGCTACTTTGGCCGAGACAGTCGTGTTCAACTGCTTGGAGAACAGGTGGTAGCTGTGGTCAAACAGCACGACTTGGTTCTGCTCAGGCAACCACACTGTGTACAGTGTGCGTTGCTTAGCGTAGAACTTCTTGGCCGTCTCCTTGGTCAGTTCGCCCGAATCGATGGCGGCACTGATGCCGTCGCAGATTGGGCACTTCCCGCCCTTGGTCAGCTTAGGGCAGATGGCATAGCCCTTGCCGTCTGATCCCATGTTGTTGTGGACGTAGTAGTCGCGAGCGTAGTGCAACTCGCCGTCCTTTGCGACAGGATGCTTCGCACCCTGCGGTACAGTGTACGGCAGGATCACCATCTTGATCGTACCTGCCTTGTCGATCTTGAGAGTCTTTACGCCCTGAGGAATCCTCAAGACGCCGCCGCCGCGACCTTCTGCTGCTTTATCTCGTGTTTTCTTGGATGACAATGCCATGTTAGTTCTTCACTCCCTTCGGTTGGATGGTGGTAGAACCGAGGAAGCCCGCGATGGTCAACTCGGTCAGATACTTCAAACTGGAACGCTTTGCGTCGAGTGCATCACAGACGGCGCGGCTTTCCGACAATTGCGTCTTTGCTAAAACTACGGCCTGCTGGGCTTCGATGTAGCTCGGCTGGATGAGGATCAGTGCTTTGATGGTGTCCTCAGTCGTCTTGGTGACCCCATAGTTGATAGGGTTTTGCCGAATATCGATGCTCAGTTTAGCTTCGACGAGTTTCAAATGATTCTCGGCAACAAGGGCTCTTGTGGCATCTTCACTAGCCGCGCGATTCCACAACAAGATATCTTGCGGAAGGATTTCAAGATCCGCATCGAGACGGTTCCGATCTACCGACAAGTTTGTTTGGTCAGACATTTCTGCCTCCTAATTGAAAATTTTTGATCCGACTGTGCTAGGTTCTACGCTGCGGCCCTAGCCAAAGCAAGAATAAATCCGGGTTTACGAGAAGAAAAAAATGGATTCTCAAAGTGGGACATGATGTTCGTGACCGTGGGGATGGATTTTGAATTCAGAATCATCGTCGCGCCGTAGGACATAATCGCACACCTCAGCCGCTCGATCTCGCCTTCAGGTAGATCCTTCAAGACTAGGCTGTGCGTGGGAAATATCTTCCTTCCGGCGTAAAGATCCTGAACTATCTTGAATACATCCGGCTTGAGTTCTTCGGGGTTACCGAGGATCTCCGGCCAACGCTCCTTCGGAGCATTGGCAATCTGCTCTAGCAGCACCAAGGCTTGCCTTGGGCTTCCGTTGGCCGCCTGTGAGATCGTTGTCGGGATCATCAGGTCGATCCCCTCGGCGGTCGCTACTCTGCCCACTAACGTATTCAAATCGGCTATGCTTACATCGCCGAGCTTGAAGTGCGTGAGCCGAGTCTGCAACGGCTTTTCCAGCTTCTCTGGGTTGGTAGTACACAGAATGAAGTAGACATGCGATGGGGTATCCTCGGTCATCTTGAGCATAGCTCGCTGGCCCTGAGACGTAATCTGGTGAGCCTCATCAATGATGTAGATTCGTTTGCCGCCGGAGAGCCCTCGCATCTGCAATCGCCCTTCGATTTCGCGAATAGCATCAACTCCGTTATCGCTGGCTGCGTTTTTCTCGATGATATCTACGCCGGATGCTCCGAGTTCCTTGGAGAGTATTCTTGCCAAGGTGGTTTTGCCTGTTCCGCTAGGGCCTGAAAACAGTATAGCGTGAGGCAATGCCTGCTTGGCGAGCATTGACCTCAATTGAGTTATGACAGCACTCTGGCCGACAAGATCGGCTAGAGAGGATGGTCGATACTTTTGATAGAGGCCCATTACTTTAAAAATCCCTTCATAATCTCGGTGATTCGGCGTTGGAACTGGGGGAGTGACCCATCGTTCAGGACGATGCGATCAACAGCAAACTGCTGTTGTTCGCTTCGGTGTTCGGGCAGGGTGGCAACTTCCTCGGAGATTCGCCCCTGAATCTCCCAGACCTCGCCGCCGTTAGATTTGATTAGTTCCACTTCCTCGGGGAAGCGAACGTCGCGAAAAGCATATCTTGGCAGATCCTTAGCTCGCATGCGTTGCTTAGCGATGTTGACCCAGCAGTATGGGCCAAATACATCTCTGCCGTTCTCCGTACCTGCCGTGCGTAGCATTTGCCGAACGGCTGGGTATCGTCGCTTGATCGTGTCCCAACCGTCTTTATCTACGAGGGTTTGCAAATAGATGCAACGATGATGGGCAACCAATATCGGTGGGTTAAGTCGATATAGGGCTTCATATACAGGATCCGAGAACCCCATAATCCCGTAGCCAAAATGAAATGCTAGCCATTGGGCGGCAGTATCTTTGCCGGAGCCAATAGCCCCCCGCAATCCAATGATTGGAGGTAATCTGTCTAGCCTGCCTTGTGGTAGGCTTTCTTGCTCGCCCATGAATCCTCTCCTACTTCTACTTCGGTTTTTAGATCAACGATAATCCAAGGCCACTGTGTTCGTATCCACTTCGTCATTACCTCGTTTGCCATCTCAATGTAATCGTCAAGTTCCTCTCGGGGGACTTCAGCGATCAGTGAGTCGTGGATCTGGCAGAAAAGGCGGCTGCGCATCTTCCTTTGGAGGATGCGTTTTGTCAACTCTATGATACTCTTAAGTAGGCAGTGAAAGGCTGCGCCTTGTACCGGACTGTTGATAATTTCATTACGCTTGAAGATGCCCCAGACGCGAAACCCGGTCAGGGTGTGGAAGTGGCCATTGCGTAGGTATTCTTGAAACCAATCGTTTCTCCATTGCTTATACACTGGGAATCGCTTGTTCCAGAAATGGCTGAACATGCTATCGATGTGTTGCATGAATGAGTCAGGAGCCATCGCCTTTTCGTGTCCGAGGCTCTTGATACCCCTCTCAGACAAATGCTGTAAGAGCGGCTTGCCACTTTGCATTGTGTGCGATTCGGCAAATCTCCAAAGGTTTTTAGCAATGCTTGCAGGGGCATCCCCATAGAACGCCGCGAATGTCCAAAATCCCTTAATAGCTTGGCGAATGGGCTTTTCTACAGTGTCGAGCTTAAAGCACCCGAGCGTAGAATCTTTGTGCAGGTCAGCACCGGTTTCAAGGATGTCCAACATGGTCGGATCTCGATGGTAGCACGCTGCGATATAAACTTCTAGCTGAGCGTAGTCGATCTCCACAATCACGTTGTTCGGATCGCTAGGCTTAATAATCCCCCGGATCACCTTCCCGATATCGGGATCTCGGATAGGGATGTTCTGCAAGTTTGGGGAATCTGAACTTGACCGATAGGTCGTAACCTTGTGCAGATTGAAAAAAGCGTGAACTCTGCCATTGCAGAGTTCTCGCTTGAATGGGGCAAGATATGTCCCACGCAACTTTTCCAACTTCTGTGTGCGTTGGAATAGTTTTGCATATGGCGTGTTGATCTCTCGTAGATTCTCGTCGTCCAGAGACAATTTACCTGTCTCTGGATTGATAATCCCACCTGGAAACCCCATGACGTTGTACAGGATATCGGCTAGTTGCTCTCGGGAACCTAGTTTTGTCTTGGCTCCGTACCGCTTTCGCTGCTCCTCGTACTCAGGCATCGACCGCAACTCCGCTTCCATCCCTTTGATGCGATTGCCGATATCGGCAATCGCAGCGTCGAGTCGTTCTTCGCACACTGGCATCCCTATGCTTTCCATTCTGGAAAGCGCAAGGGATCCCTCGTGCATCAAGGCATAGGCTTGCGGACTTGCTGGTTTCATTAGCGTCGTCGCCCCAACCGGTCGTAGACAACGACTCTGCCAGCGGTCTTGGCGACCTTAGCAACTGGTCGGCCAACTCGGTCATAGACTTGCGAGCAAGTCCCGCCGACGCAGGTTGCGACTTTGCCTACTGGGCGGCCCAAACGATCAAAGACTGTTTGGGTGTCGCCAGCATGGGCTACGCAGGTGAACAAAGCGGTGATTACAATCGCCGCGAGAATTGTCGGTTTCCGCATCGGAATACCCTCTTTCTGGTTGTAACTACAAAACAGCACCGTAACACACCGTATGTTATCGTGCAAAGAGTCAGGCAGGGGTTACTAACGACCTGCAAGCTCTCTATTCTACGTCCGGGGGCCGCCTAAAGGCTGCCACCGTTATCGATTTTCCGGTATTTTCTTCCAGAATAGGCAGATTCCCTGCTAATTCGCAGGGAATCCATGCCGCAGGTAAATAGCCAGAACCTACACCATTCGAGATGGCATAAGCCATCTCGATAGGGTTGCTGACCTCGGCGATACCTTCTTGCATATCCGACAAGTATCCGTACCACTCGCCAGTGATCAGCCTATTCGGATCTGTCCCGAACAGACTTATCGGCAGTGTTTGAATAGCGTCCCCTTCTGCATTTTCGCACGCCGAGACAAATATATCGTGTCCAGGCTTGTCTCTCTTCATGAGCCAATCGCTGAAGCTGTCGTAAGAAACTATCTTCGTAACTTGGTACTTATCCGACAGGAGATCCACAAGGTTAGGGGTGACAATTCCCAACCAGCGTTCGATGTGTACGACCACTTGTGGGCGTACTTTTTGGGCATCCCCACGCCTCTGCATTTCGCGTAGGAGCCTGTCGTGTGCCGCAAGTATCTTCTTGGCGTGCTTGTACAGCACCTCGCCGTCAGGCGTAGGCTTGCGGCACGAGTCGAGCAACTTGACTCGCAGTATGGCCTCCAGCTTACGGTTGCTGTTAGGGATAATCGCCGTGTTGCTTATCTTGAGCTTTTTGCTGGCGGCTTGGGCACTGCCTAGCTCCACGCATAGAACGAACCAGCGAAGGGCTTCGAGCTTTGGTTCGACTACTTGGTCGATAGGATAGCGACGTGAGGAACTAGTCATTGGGCCAACATGAGATTAGGCTAGGTCTGCCGACTTTGGTACAACCGGCCACGGCGATGTAGGCCGGTTTGTCTTGCATGAATTCTGCTTCGCGGAGCGCGACGTAATTGTAGCGGCAGATATTCTGCCGCCTCTCGGATTCGGTCATATTCAAGCCGATCATCGCGGTGACGTGTGCCACCTTGGTCTTGGAATCCGAAAAGTTTTTCTTTGTCAAAAGCCATGCCGAATAGCCCTCGGTATCTGACTGCGATGCAGTCAGAACCAAGCATCGCATACGAGTAGACAAGGCTCGGAGTTCTCGCCATGTCTCATCGATCTGCTCTCGCTTCTCCTTGAGCCCGGGCGGTGCGCCAAGGATGTCTGCGTAGTCGATGACGATGACCTCGGGAACCCAACCTTCGTCAGCCCACCGGCTGACTTGGTTGGAAATATCCTTGGCAGTGATCGTACCGGCAGGGTGTGTGAGCAATCTAAATCGTTTCGGATCTGCTCCCGCCGACGAGGAAAACGCTTTGATCGCATCTTCCTTTGTGATCGGAGGAGCCGATTTCGGCTCCCTTACGATCTTCGGCTCTTTGTTTTCGTAGGCCAGTTCCTTAGGAATCATAAAGCGACCGCCCTTCAGCGGTCGCCTGCAAAGCCTTGGAAGCAGGCGTAAGATGACCTGATCTTGGCTCATGTCCCCGCAGGAGAAGAACGCCGTTCTTCTCCCTTGGTCTACGGCCCTCGATGTCAAGTCCATCAAGACTGTAGTTTTACCAGTCTTTTCTGGAGCTAATAGAGATACAAACGAGTCAGTAGACATGACATCGCCAAAGAATTCGCCGAGCGCGCCGGAAAATTCGATTAGTGGCTTCTTGGAGGATTGCTCAAAAGCACGTTCAACTATCGATAGGTCGGCCAGTGGGAATACTCCTGATTCCTCTTGGCCGATCTTCGGTCGCTTCCATTGGGACTGGATGTTCAGAGCATCTTCAACCTTGCCGGTTTCGGCAAGGTTGGTAATTGCATTACCGAGTCGCTTGAGACTATTACGCTGGACGATATTGCGGATTAGGTCGATGGCGTAGTCGGGGGCCATGTCCGACGTTGCAGGCAGACTGGCTAGCCAGTCTGCCATCGTATCCACAACGGTCGAGTCTGCAATGTCTTTCCAAGTATCGAACTTGGCAGTGATGCCTCCGATCCCTGGGGCATCCCCATACTTGCCGTAGTGGTCAACGCACCATCGAGCAAGTATGTTGGCATACTTGCTCGCGAAGGCTTCGTTATCCCAAGCGGCGGAAACCGCCGCGAGGACTTCGGGAGAATGGACGAGGGCGCAGACTGCGTGCCGTTCGTCGCTGCCATCATGTCGGATTACCTTCATATTGTCCTCAAAACTATGGATGTGTCCGAAGGTTTAATGCCACTTTGGTATCCCCCGGGCTCAAAGATGACCTCTGACCCATAAAAGATTACTTGTGTGGGAGGCTCTATGATGCTAACGCCCTGCAAAGACCTATGTCCGCGCAGGCCAGCACAAGTCCAGTAATATACTACGAGTACCATGTCTGATTACCTTCATTATCGAGTTTCTCGGGTATCGAGTTCTTGGCAGATGTCCAAGGCAAGAAGAACTGCCAGGGCGTAGCAAAAGAGCAGACCAAGGCCCCCGCCTAGAGGCATTCCTCTGATTATGCGGTCGATGCCTTCGTTAATGAAGATAGCCAGTCCGACTATGCTCGCCGCCTTAATCCACCAAAACCATCTTACAGATTCGATGCAGTGGAGCATGAGGAGCGTGTATGCAACAACGGATAGTGACAGTTCGTACATTATGATTGTGTCTTTCTGAGTTTAATGTCTACGAGTTCGTTGATTTTGATCCCATCCTCGGTGATTTCGATCAAGCACCCATTGGGGTGCTTGATTCGATGGCCTGCTTCCACGCTAACCGGCTCGGGAAGCGGTTGCCAGACAAAAGAGCAGGTGAACGACAGTTCACCTGCTTTCGCCTTGTCCACGAACTTGCGGAAGCGCGTGGTATCAGCGTTTGCGTACATCGCACCGATCTCCAAGGGGTCGCATATCTTGATTGCAAGAGTCTCGGGCTGTTTCTTTGGAGGAGGCGGAGACACGGGCTGCTGCGTAACATTTTCTGGCCGTTTTGGCGGAGGGCCGTTGTAGCTCATTGATCTAACCCCGCAAATTTCCTAAGTTCTTGAACCTCCTCTCGACTTGCCGACCCTGGGTCGTCTGCGTCGAGAGTCACTTGCAGTGTCTCCCCTGGAAACACTGCCAAGTCGCTAGCAAGCCGCGCAGCGACTTGCTGCGCGTCCCGCGAGTTGTCGAAGCAGATTACCCTACGAGGGTATCCTGCCATCAATTGAACCTGCTTCTGTGTGTATGCTAAGCCGAAGGTGCATACAGCACCGTCCCCGATATTCGCCATGTCGAAGAACCCTTCTACCACAATGATCGTATTGGTACAAGTCTCTGCGCCAAAAAGTATATCTTTTTCAGACATACTTTTCTGGCTATCGGAAGCGGTTTTATACCGCTGTCCGTCTACGGCTTCTCGGAATCGGATCGTCCAAGAGACGGGTTCCCAGTTAAACGTAATCGGAATGAAAATTCCCTTGGGCACTCCCGAAAAGGGGCCGATGGATCTAAGTTTATATCGCTCTACACTTCCATCAGCGTCCAATCCCCGGTCATGCAGATACGCTCGATCTCGTTGACTAAGGGCAACAAGGCCCGAGACGGGTGTGTACTTTCCATACCGGGCAACGCTTTCGCTACGATCTGGTGTAGCGAAAGCTCGGATTTGCTTGAGTTCATCGAGGTTTTCCCTGGTAAGTAGACGGAGTGCGTAAAGAACGTCTTTCTTTCCGCACTTGTAGCAGTTGGCGCGAGAGAAGTCGTTCTTGATCCCCAAGTGGTTCTTATGTCCGTGGCAAAACGGGCACTTGGTATTTGTCCAGCCCAGACGATAGTGAGGGTCGTCTGGGCCTGCGACCGATATGTTATGCCTTTGAAGCAGATCCGTTGGTGTCATTATATTCGTTCATCAATCGGACGAAAGGTAGTGATTCACCTTGGCTCTTAGCAATTCCATGCAGGAATTGTTGGAACTTCGGATGGTTGACCTCGAACTTGCGGAACTTCTGCGAGAAGGATCCGCAGATTCGCTCGAACCATAGAAATGCAAACTCGCTTGATGGAGGCAAGTGAGTCACTAGCGTCTCGGCTACTCCGGTCTTTTGTTTCAGATATAATACAAAAGCGTCGTATGTATCCATACAATGCTGGATGTACTGAGGTTCGATTGTGTTCTCCAAACGGCCAAGGACTGCCTTGGCCGTCTCGGAGATCGGATAGTCATCCAAGGCATTCTTCTGCTGCGAAAGCAGTTCTTTGTACTTGTGCCGTAGTAGCGAACTGGGAATGTTCTTGACTGACTCAGGCTGTTTCCTCAGCCACGTCAGCATCTTGTCGATGTCGGCATAGCTATAGGTCTTGAGCAGTTCGTTGAAGTCCTTCAACGAACTGTACTGGCCCCCGCTGACCTTGATATGCTTCCGGCGAAGCCGGACAGCAGGAGATTCGGTTTTTGGTTGATCTGGTTCAGGTGGTAGCAGTGGCATCTATTTTATCCTTGCGTTCAATCGCGTGTTGATCGGTGTACTTGTCGGGGTATCGTTTTTGGAGTTTATCGATGTTTTGGGCTAGGATGAAATGTCGCGACACCCCAAGTTCTTGCCGCATCATTTCCAGATAGAATTCCAAGTCGCCAAGCTCCTCAATGACATTGGCGATGTCGAGTTCTTTTTCATAGATAGCGGTCTTTTTGATCGCATCCAAAAGCTCTCCCGCCTCGCCAGAGATCCCAAGAACAGCGTGGAGCATCCCAACAATTTGTCTGGGTCTGCGTTGCAGATTATCTGCGATTGCTGTGGGGTCTTTGACTCTTGTTTTGACGAACTCTGCGTATCCTACCGTATCTAAGATGCTATCCATTTTGAGTTTCTAGCTGTTTGAGTTTCGGTTGTAGTTGTTCCATCGAGGCTCGCAGCTTCCTGCGATCCTCAATCTCTTGTTTCCTAGCTTTCTTGAGCCGTTGTACCGGTACAAAGAGCTTTTGGCCATCGGCCAATGCTCTTTCCAGAATGACAGTCATCAGATCTTCGACTGTGCAATCCAACTGGATTGCAAGCGTTTTAATCCCAACAACCAATCGCTCGGGCAATCGGTTGACTGTCAAGGCTTTAACTTTTGGCTTTGTCAGGTCGTACTTTGCCACTTAATAGTCCTCCTGTCTTGGATAAGAGTAGATCTAATACGGGCATCGTCGCGGCTTGTCGGCCATCGATGATGCTATTTGCGACTTGCTGTTTAGTCTGGATTGCTTGGCAGATACGTTCTTCGACCGTCTCCGGGACGACCAAATAATAGATATCGCAATCCTCTTTCTGGCCGATGCGGTGGACGCGATCTGCGCCTTGAGCCATCACTGCTGGTGTCCACCACATCTCAGCGTTGGCAATAGTGCTTGCCGCTGTTAGCGTCAAGCCTACCCCCGCCGCCTTAATGTTGGCTACCATCAGTTTACATTGCGGATCGGTCTGAAACCGATCTACGATGCCCTGACGTTTTTTAGTCGGAGTCGAACCGTCGATGACGACGACATTCTTCTCCGGCAAGATTCTACGCTTGAGAACATCGACCATCTGCGTGTGAACCGCAAAAAGAATCAACTTTTCCTTAGGGTTGTCACGAAAGAACTTTCGTGACCAATCCACCACAGCGCGTGCTTTTAGCCTACTGGTTAGCCTGAGTAGGACTCCGAGCCGTGTGACAGCTTCGGCTTTCTGTGCAGAACTAACACTGCCATACTTGGTATTTTGGGCTAGCCAACCAAGGAAATCTTCCTCGGCGGCATCGAGTTCGCTTCTGTCATCTAGTTGTAACGGGATGACGATCATCTTCTTCTCTGGGAGATCTAAAACCTCGGCCTTGAGTCGCCGAAGCATGAAAGGTTTGATCTTCTCATGCAGTTCTTCGAGGTTCTTGGCTCCCTTGTATTCCCAGCCCCAATGCGTCTTTCGCGGATCACAGTAGCGAGTAGCATAAGCCTGCCAGCTTGGGAATAGCTCAGGTCGGATGATGTTCAAGATAGGCCAGAAGTCGGCTGGTCTATTCATAACCGGAGTGCCGGACATCCCGATCACCTTAGTCGTCATTCGGCTAAGATACTTAGCCGCCTTGGTTCGATTGCTGGTTCGGTTGCTAAGGTTATGTACTTCATCAAAGGCGATACACTTCCACTGGTAGCGGCCCAGTAAGGGCCGCTGGTCGTAGAGGATATCGTAGTTGACGATGACAGCAGGCGGCAGAGTCTCGGGCAAAGTCGCAAGCGACTTGCCCTCGATGACATGCGCCTCAACCCCTGCCCACATCTTGAGTTCTCGTTGCCAGTTTCCCTTGAGGGAAGCTGGACAGACGATAAGCAACGGCCAAAGACCTTGGCGGGACGCCAAGGTCGAAACCTGCGCAGTCTTACCGAGTCCCTGCTCGTCGGCTAGGAGAATGCCGCCATGAACGGCATTCATGAACTCTACGCCCTCTTCCTGATAAGGAAAGAGGGTGTGCTTGGGGCTATTGGTCATCCTGAATCTCCACGCCGAAGGGAGTGCCGTCATCGAAAACGCGACCCTGAAACGCCTGCTCCCACGTTGCAGTCAGCAAACCGTTTTCGCCATATCCAATCGGAGGGAAAGTTGTGTCGCAAGGCTCAATTGGGTCTTTCCATCTCCACCAGCGATTGCGATGCGGTTCGTACTCAGCTTTATTAGCAAACTGTCGGTACTTTTTATGAGTCTCGATCTTGCGGATGATGGGACGCTTGTAAGTCGTGCGAATCTCCGCTAATGCAGGCAGGTTGCGGGTCGGCTCAATATACCACTCGCCGGACTCAGCATGTCGTATCGCCAGTAACTCCCACCCATCCGGTATGCCGGGAACACCTCGAAAACCTTGGTTACTCATCTTTCACCTCCTCTAGTGCCGACAGCACCTCAGATATAATCCAACCCGCAATCTCGACCACTGCACAAACTACGAGTCCACAAAACACGGCAATCAGGAATTCGACGATCATCCTCGCACCCCTTGAGCCTTCCCAGCTTTTTTAAGTGTGAGTATCTCTTCGCGAAGCACCGGTACTTCTTTAGGAGCCTCAATTTTGAGGCGAATTCGATTCCCGCGACCGATAGATAGCACAGTGATTTTGATGTCGTTTCCGATGAGTACCGATTCGTTCGGATATCGGAGTATTGATAGCCCTGCCATAGCCAATTTCCATAATTTCGTAGTGTTGGGGTTTAGTTGATGTGCATCCTGTTGCGACAAGCAACAGGATTGCTAGATATCGAGTAATTAGTTATGCCCCTCTAGAACAGAATCGAATGCTTCGGCGATTCGATTCTTGCCCCAACCCGCTTCGACGAGAGCGTTCTCAACACTCTTGCGAATCGTCTTGTGTTTCTTGCCGCTAGCGGCAAGATCCAAGGCAAGCCGAACCACCACCGATGAATCATCGTCGGAATTTCCTTCGTAGGTAGCCACCGCACCATCGCACACTGCCTCAGAGTTGTTCTTGACGCAGGATCGGACTTTGCGAGATCGCAAAGTCGTGATGATTTGGCGGGTTACCACCATATAGATATACGTCGATAGCTTAGCCTTTTCTGGGTCAAACTTGGTGAGTTTTTCGGAAACTGCTAAGTAGCCGTCCGAGACGGCTTCGTCGATGTCAATTCGGTACTTCTTTGCTGCCACAATCGCGAAAACTTTGGCGAGATCATACGCCTCGTTATAATCAGTCATGGTTTGCCTCCTATGGAATGAAACTGATGTGAAGTAGCATATCGGGATGTTGTCTTGTTGCAATGACAATTTCCTACAATCAGGTGGAAAATGTCCAAAATAAACAAGAACTGCAATCTAGGAGACGTAGTGCGTGTGGTCTTTGACGACCACTCCGAGGGCGAACAGCATATCGTTTTCGAGGTTTTCGGTCGTGTTCTTCGGAAAGACCGACGATCCCTTGTGATTGCCTGCTGGAAATACGCAGACAACAATGATCAAGACGAAAACATGACAGCGTACACGATTCTCCGCGCGGCGGTGAAGTCTCTAGAAATCCTAACCCCCAAAGAAGCATGCCAATCCCACACAGCAAATTCCAAAATGACGGCAAACAACTCCCCCCGAAAGCGTGCAAACTCTGCCGGTTCTCGTCAGGTGACGGAAAAGCCCGCGAATGCAGATACAATCCCCCCAGAGCCACTGGGTTCCCCCGAGTCCGGCACGATGATTGGTGTTCAAAGTACGAATCAGACGACCACCTGATCGAAGCCGAAATCCAACGGAAAGCGATTGAGACGGAGAAGAAACTAGCCATCGAGAAAGCTCTCAACCCTAAATGATTGTTGACTACTCCATCTATGTGACTGCGGATGCGACCAAGTGGGCATCAAACACCCACCCAGACAGCAGGAAATGGGTTGCGGAATTGCAGGGAACCTGCAAAATCCGCAATAGGATGGCGAGCTTAGTTCGTGGGGCGACCGCCGCGCTCGCTGATCTTGACCGACAATGCAATGTGCATTTGTTTATTGACGACGACCCACTGGTAAGTATAATCGCAGAGATTGCTCTTGGGCTGAGTCCACAATCCGCAGCGGGTATTGGGGACTCGGCCCTTGAGCGTTTATTGGGGCAAATCAATAGGCATAATATTGTCCTTTGCTATTGGCCTACAGATAGTAGGGCCAACGCTGTTCGCAAACGATTGGGTGAACTCTAATGACTGACGACATCGTAGGCGTGCTGATTATCTTGGCTTTGGTAGGCGGGGTGATCCTACTGAATGCTCAGATGCTGATTTTGATTGTTCTTATTTGTATGGGAGCCTGCTGATGCCTAAAAAGAAATCTGCTAGTTGGCAGCGAAAGTCTGGGAAGAACGAAGAGGGCGGCTTGAATGAGGCAGGTCGCAAGTCCTACGAACGGGAGAATCCCGGCTCGGATCTCAAGCGACCCGTATCGAAGGAGGAAGCCAAGCGGTCGCCGAAGGCGGCTGCGAGGCGGAAGTCCTTCTGTAGTAGGATGGAGGGAATGCGCAAGAAGAACACTTCCTCTGAAACGGCTAATGACCCCAATTCTCGGATCAACAAATCACTCAGGAAATGGGATTGCTGATGCTCGACCCTCAATACGTCCCCGCGCCGACCCTCAAAGATCATTATCCCAGCCGCGCGATGGAAAACGAAGATGGCTACCTCGGTCTGCTTCGCTGGGTGTTCGCCTACGGTTCGCAACAGATGGATCGTACCGGTGTCGGTACGACCAGCATCTTCGGGGCTCAGATGCGGTTCGACCTCCGACGAGGATTCCCTCTGCTTACAACCAAGCGATTGCCGTTTCGGCATATCGCCGAGGAACTATTTTGGTTTCTCCGGGGAGAAACCAACGTCAAGTCCTTACAAGCCAAGGGTGTCTCAATTTGGGACGAATGGTGTTCCGAGGACGGTGATCTCGGCCCGATCTACGGTAAGCAGTGGCGAGACTTCGGCGGGGTCGATCAGATCAAATGGGCGATGAGTGAATTGCGAGACAACCCCGCGAGTCGCAGGATTGTCGTATCGTCTTGGAACCCTACGGAGATCCCGGATATGGCGTTGCCGCCATGTCATACCCTATTTCACTTTCACGTTAACCGGACATTCCTCGACCTGCAACTATATCAACGATCTGGCGATATGTTCCTCGGAGTGCCGTTCAACATCGCTTCCTACTCGCTCCTGTTGTCGCTCGCAGCAAAGACTCTCGGGAAGATCCCGAGATACTTTACGCACACGCTTGGCGATGCGCATATCTATGACAACCACAAAGATGCAGTGCGGGAGTTGATGAACCGCACCCCAAGGAATGAGCCGATCTTACAAATCAAGACTTGGCGAGAGAACCTTTGGGACTATACGTTCGAGGATCTCGAACTCTCTGGCTACGATCCGATGCCGAAGATTAGTGCCCCGGTAGCTGTCTAGCCGCCTCAACAACTTGCCCTTCAACGGTCTGACTATCTTCGATCATCAAGCCGTCCATATCTAACATCCCTGCTTGCTTACAAGCGAGCAGGATCTTCGACTTAGTATCTACGTCCAAGTCCAGTTTGGTAAAGTCGATGATCCCGTGGACGTGCTGAATCTGTCCGGTGACTTCGATTTTTTGCCCGTACTGCTCTCGGTTAAGCCGTTCGTTGGCGAACATGACTGCTTTGGCATTGCCTGCTTCGACTAGATCCATGAGCTTTGATTCGACGAAGTTTTTCTTCTGGAAGTAGACTTCATCCCAAAGTTTTGCAAACCGGGGATCGTCCTTGGCCCACTTATCTAACTGGGCCTTGGAGATGTCAAGCATCTGGCAACAGGCGTTCAGATCGAAGCGAGTCACGCTAAGAGCGTGAACGAGCAACCGTTGTTTGTCGAAGTCCCCTCGCGTTGCGAGGTTGTACATGACCGCTTCGCGGTCAGACTTCTCCTCGGAGAGTTCCTCCCAGAGATCGCGTAGCTCCTTCGGAAGCGAGTTTCCCACATGACGGGCGATAAGACCGTTTCCGCCTCTGCTGTCGGCTCCTGCTCTCCGGGCGGCTATGATGGCTCGATAGAAAGCTGGTTCATTCTGCTTCCAGTCTTTTAGCTTACCCTCAGTGATACCGAGAGCGGCGGCCAATTCTGGATCGCTGGTTGTCGTCAGCGCACAAGAAAACGCCTGCCAAATGCGGTCAGGCGTAAAGACGTTTGGATTTGTCTCAGACTCGGTACTCATGTGACCAATCCTAGCGAAAATCGCTAGGATTGGCAAGGATTACTTGGGAATCCGACAAAACTTCCAACCGCAACTCGCAGTTCGATACGGAAAATTCGCGTCCAAACTGATGCGTTGCAGCTTTCGCTTCTCCCAAACAGAATCATGAAAATCTCGCACTTCGCACTCGATTGGGCCGTTTTTCAAATCCTCCGCAGTCGGCGTTCGCCAATCGTCGTCGTCGGTGGTCAATTCTGCTTGCGCAGGTTGGGTGGTCGGAGACAGCAATGCTACGCCACCATCAACCACCTTGACGCACCAGCTAACATTATAGGAAGTACCGTCTTCTGGTTGCCCCTGTCGACTGACGTGGTACACCAACCCAGTCTTGTTCCGCTCGTTTGGATGGTATCGCATACCAACCAAGATGCCCCTCTCTGGAGTATGGTTTTCTCCGTGTAGGTAGACTAGGCACTCGATAGGCCCGTTTTCGAGATCCGAAAACTTCGGATCTCGAAGAACGACAGGCTTGACTTCACAATGCTGCCAGTTGGTTCTCGTTGATTTCGTGTACCACATCCTGCCTTGGATAATTTGGAATCCGACAAGCAGGTCGCACTTCCATTCTCCATTCTCAGCATCCCGAAAGCGGGCCGACAGCGGCTTGCCGCTGTCTATGATATCGATTAAATCCTGCTTGGTGACGGGTCGCCACCCAGATTCAGTTGCTTTGTCAATGGTCATAATTTTGCCCTTAAATGTAGATTACGCTTCGTAAAAATCAACACAAATAACTCGATTCTTGCCTCGCACTTGCAGTTTTTCGCAAATGCTTTGCCTCTCGTCAAGCCAAACCTCTTCACCTTCGTCGCCTCTGTAGGCAGAGGCGAGTACACGCGCCTCTTTTTCGTTCTTAGCACGAACTACGACTTGTCGTAGTTCGTCGTAGCTGCAATCACGTCTGCTCAAAAAGTATAGCGGCATGTTTTCCTCCAGTTAGTTGTAAACAAAACATCAACAGCGAAAGGTTCTACGCTCAAGAGCGGATCGTTTTCCAAAATAATCTAACCCATTGACAGGCTATTGCCTACTTGCTAAAATTCACGGAATCTTGCTAGAGCCGACTCGGTGGCTAGATGGGCTCGCTGGCCTGATCCCTAAAGGATTGTAGGGCCACTGCTAAACAGGGAGCGAATAGGCGTGATGCCGAAAGCCTCGGAGTGCCTGTGTACGATAAGCGAACTGCAAGAAAGAAACGTGACTGGCGGGAGTTGCAACTCCCGCCAGTCTTTTCGCGTTTCGACAAAAAAAAATACGTTTCTTTCTTGCGGACAAACTGCTGGATATTCGTACTCAATTCAATGCTGGTTCCTTAATACGAAGGGCAGGCTACCCGACTGACACAGGCAGTCGGGGTAAATTTTGGTTAGGCGAAAGGGGTACTGCCCTCTGGGCAGTTTCCACGCAACGGGCAGGTGATTGATCCTGCACAACGGGCTACGCCGTGGTCATAATCTGATAAAGAATAAACCAACAACCCTGCCGGTGGTTCCAAACACCGGAAGAACCCTAAACCAAAGGCCGTAAGACAACCAGTATCCCCCGAGCGGGGAATCCTGCTTAACCAACTCTATATTGGTTGGGAATCAGGAGGGAAGCCCGGCGTGCGCACTGGTCAAGTTTTTCTTTTTTGGCGATGCCTTGCTACAATGGGGAAAGCCTTGCTCCCGACACTCTTACCCTAGAAAGCCTACAATGGCTAGACGCAAGACAGCACCTCAGGACGAGCCACAATCACCTGCCGCGAAATTCGCCGACTCCCCTCGCAAAAAGTTCCAACTCAACAGAAGCCAACTGGATGCCTGGGGATTGCTAGAGGATAAACCGATAGTCCTGTTTGTCGGCCCCGCCGGAACAGGAAAGTCGTTCGCGGCGATGGCTTGGGGCGCGCAGGCGATTCGAGCTAGGCGGATCGAAAAGATTGTGTTCATTCGATCTCCCCTTGAGATGGGTAGATCACGGATGGGATATTTGCCGGGCACAGCCGAAGAGAAGATGAACCCGTACATCGATTCGGTGATGGAAATCGCTCGCAAGTTAGGACTGCCGAGCGAGTTGGTCGAGATTCGACCATTGCCCTACATCCAAGGGGCGACGTTCGAGAACGCCTTGGTGTTTGTCGACGAGTGCCAGAATCTCAATAGCGAGGAGTTCCTTGCTGTTGTCACGCGATTGGGGATCGGCTCTACGATGGTCTTTGCCGGAGATGCGGAGCAGGATACTCGACGATCATTCGGCTTAAGACCCTTCATCGAAGCAGTCAAGCACCTCGATTGCGTTGGAGTACAAGAGTTCTCTGAAGACTGCAATATGCGGCATCCTGCGATAATTCCTGTGATAAAAGCCTACCGAGCCTACCACGAGCGTATTGACAATCGCAATGATTAACGGTAGTGTGGATTAGGTAATCTCATAAGATTAGACGCTTCGGGAAACGTATGAGAATAAAATCAGGGGATATAGCGATGGGGGTTTTAGGGATCGGCGCGGTCGTTCTGTGCGTCTGTTCGTGGATTTTCTATGACGGAAAGCATGGGTTGGAGATGTTTGACACTGGGGACAGCATAGTGTCGAAGAACGACCCGACACCCAGCCCGAGCGACAAGCCGAAGCAGAAGCAACCACCGGAGGTGGTTGTCTTCATGTCAGCAAACCGAGATTCGGTTTGCTGGCAGCGGTGCGAAGCACCGCTGTTCCAAGCCGCAGGGTGGAAGGTAGCCTATTGCTACGATCACAACTATGCAAACACACCTACGTTCTGGCTTACGGTCGACGGTGAAACCGTCGACCGGGTTGGCTACTTGAAGTATTCCTCTGTCGAGAAGGGGATCAAGTAATG